CGTTAAATTAGTACCAGTAGAACGTGGTGTAACTAATTTACGTAACTTACTAAACTTAGAAGAAGAATAATTTATAAGTCCTTTCGCTGTCCTTCGACACGAAACGACTTATAGAGAAAGGAATGTTATGTCTAATAACGTTGAATTACTATCCCCTTTTCCAGCTGAACTAGTGCGTAAAGCACCAGCAGGTAAGTTTGGGGACTATGTACCACACGCTAATTATGTAGAAAGACTACGTGATAGTGGTGTTGTATACTCTTGGAGTTGTGAACCAGTATATGGTATGCACAATGGAGAGAAAAGAATAGTCGGTGCTAAAGGAACTATAACCATAGAAGGTATGGGTAGTTACGATGGCTTCGGTGATGTTGATACCTTCAAGCTAGGCAATGCCAAGTTTAATGATGGTACTAACTTAAAAGATGCTGAGTCTGATGCATTTAAACGTGCATGCATGAGGTTCGGTTTAGGAGTAGAGCTATGGTCTGGTTCTACACAATCAGAAGAAGAGGCTACTGCTGTAGCACCTGATGGTTACACTCAAGAAATGGCAGATAAAGATGCCAAGGTTGAAGTAACTAAAGCTGATATGCGTAAGAAAGAAAACAAGCCTACTAAAGAAGATATAGCACGTATGGAATCAATAATGGATGACATTCTTAATGCATCCGAGGAAGGAAAATAATGGAATATAAAGTAGGTCAGGTAATACCTGACGATATTATGCCAGAAGATAGCAGTAGAAGATATGACATATTCAAAGATGACTATAAAGATACACTTGATATGTCACCTAACAAATGGGTTGCTATGGATGTAGTTAGCATTGAAGGTTTAGATAAACCAGCATTGAATGCAGCTATAACTAAATACTATGCAAGAGTAAATTCTTGGAACAAAAAGTATGATGGCGAATATGCATTTAGAACCTACAGAGATGGCAAACAATTTGTTGTTTTTGGAAAGCGAGTTATAAATGGAATATAAAATAGGACAGGTATTAACAGAAGTACCTGAATCAACATTTCAAAGAACTGGTAAGAAAGAACCTATCTTTGAGAAAGATAATTATGCCCAACAATTAACAGACAATCCAAACAAATGGGTTGTACTTGATATGGTTGAAGGTAGAAAAGCTACTAAATTACATACAAGATACGTAAGGTATAACAAAAAATATAATTCTAAAGGATTTGAATTTAGAAGAATAATGTTACCTACAGGTCAGTTGTTTATGGGTAGATATAATCCAAGTCTTTTATCATGAGTCAGGATATTCAGTTCATAGCTACAACTGTTGCAGGTATAACTGAACATATTCAGGATATTGATGAACGTAAAATAGTTATTGGTAAAGCTAATGATTATGCACGTGTCAAAAATTTCCCAAATGATAAAACATACTGGAGTGATGAACAACTAGATAAATATTTCTCTATGTTAGAAAAATTATCTGGAACTATGGAAGCTAAAATTCCTAGTGCATTAGACCAAATGTCTTTAGATGACAAGGTTGAAACACTCGTGGAAGCAGATATAGTTGAAGACATTACTCTAGACAATAGTAATCCAGAATTATCTGGAGTTGTAGGAGATATAGTAAATAAAATGGAAGAAGCTAAAAGCTATCGTGATGACCTTAAATGTCCATTCTGTGGACAGATGGTCTACGATAATCGTAAAAGCAAAAAGGGTGACAAGTCACCTGACTTCGTTTGTTCTACCAATGACCCTGCTATATGCGGTGGTCATAGTGGTAAGTGGCGTAAGTCTTGGTGGTTAGATAACTCTGACATACCTGAAGAATGGGGTATCGAACAATTCTAAAGGTGGAAAGGAAATTATGATACCAGAATATTTCAGGGGTGTAAAAATCCCTGCATATATTAAATCAAAAACACAACTCATAGCTTGGGTATTTACCGAGTTTATGGACAGTGACCCAATTAGTAACTGGGAGTTTGTGGCAGAACTACATTGCCACAGGTTCGGTGGAATAATACATAATCTTAGAGCAGAAGGTTATGAAATTACTACCTTGCCTTCTAAGAAGAGAGGTCTAGTACATTACTACTGTACTAAACTACCTTCATCGAAAGCTGCTACCATTAGCTAATGATAGAAGTAATCGTTGGGTGTATTATCCCTTTGGCTCTTACACCCAACTCTTTGACAGAGTATATATCGTGTCGTGATATGCAATATGAAATAAATAATGTTATTGAATGGCACGATACTGTCGATGAATATTTTGCCGAGAAAGACATTCTTAAAGCTCTAAATATAATATACTGCGAAAGCTCAGGAATAGCTGAAGCAGTAGGGGTAAATACAAATGGCTCTAAGGATGTCGGACTCTGGCAATTCAACGACAATACTTGGTCCTGGTTAAAATCTAAATTAGGTATAATGGGTAATAGAACTAATCCACAAGTTGCAACTAAATACGCAGCTTGGTTGGTGTACAACGATGGTTGGCATCATTGGAACAGTAGTAAACATTGTTGGAAAGGAACTAATAATGAATTGTTATATTACAGAAAGGAAACTTAGTGGCATATAAAAACATTAATAAACAATTTAGTAAACAACTAGATGAAGTACTTAACGTAACTTGTACTATATGTGGTAAAGCATATATGACTGATTTTGAATTAGTACAGTACTGCGATAGTTGTATAGCAGATTTAGAAGAAGAAATATCATGAAAGAAAAAATAGATATTACGAAAATAAATATATTTACAAATCCAAAGTTTATGAAAGTATGGGCAAAACAGTTTGACCAAGCTTGTGGTAGCGATACTTTTAACGTAGCACCTAATATGATTAAGCTACGTTTTCTTATGGATAAATTTGTAACAGATTACAACTGGCATTTAAGTCAGTTAGAGGAGGAGTAATGGATAAAACCTACAGAATACTCGTAAGGTTTAATGCAAAAGATTGGGATGACGCTGTTAGCGTTGTAGAAAATATGTATATAAAAGATTGGATATCAGAAATGGAGGAGGAATAATGAATAATTTTACAGATTATTCTACAAAAACAATTGACAATCGTACTGATGTATCAGCTGCTAGAAAATCTTTTGTCAAATGGAATAAAGAAATGAAAGAATACGCTACTACTATTGATACATTTGGTGGTAGAAGACTGTTAGGTACTAATAAAAATGGTACACCTGTATGGATTTCATACAGTATTGATAAAGAAACATTGAACTTAGAAATAAAAACTACGCACGAACTTAGTAGTTTACTAGAAGAAGGTGCAAAGTTATGCCCACGTAGAGTTACATTAGCTACTAATGCACAACTACCTTTAGATATTGAACACGAAATGCGACCAGCTACAAGAGTAGATGCAGGTGAAGTAACTGAAAATACATTACGTTACTTACAAAAGATACTTGATTTACCTAAAGGTGTAGGTTTTGTTGATGGTAAATGTAGTACACAAATGTTTATGTATGTTTCTAATGCAGTATATGAAGGTGAAAGTGTAAAAGAAAAAGGTGTACGTTGGTCAGATATACTACATTCTTGGGACTTTCCTTCAGGTAAATACTTTACAATATATGGATAGTAAACCTACTTATAGACCCTTACCAAAGTATATGACTATAAAAGAAAGTCCTATAGAAGGTTTAGGTTTATTTACCAATAAAGAAATTAAAGTAAAAAATCCTGACAATGCTAGCTCATTAGGTATTACACACGTATTTGTACAAGGTGATACATTTATATATAGAACACCATTAGGTGGTTTTATTAACCATAGTGATACACCTAACTGCGAAGTAATACGTATGGACCAATCACCAGACCAAGGTGTTAATCATCTCTTCCCTTTAAGAACTATTAAAGCAGGAGAAGAAATTACACTTAAATATAGTATGTATAATGTCAATGGATAACTTGTCACAAATGCGTGAAGAAGCTCTTAAAAGGGCTGGAGGACGCTGTGAATGGGCATATTGTAACGATAATAAATGGTTAGAGCTAGCTCATATACAAGGTATAGGTATGGGTGGTAGTAAGTCACGTAAGTTTGATATGAATAATGTAGCTATCTTATGCAAATGGCATCATGACATATATGATGGTAGGCAATCAAGTGGACATAGTAAAGCTATAAGGGACTTATTACAAGGTTTTTTAAGAAGAGAGTATAAAGGAAAATAGCTGACGACTATTTATTTTTTTTAAGTTTTTTTAAACCTTCAGATAATTTACCAACTTTTTGTAGGTTCATATAGGCTTTAACACCTTGTTCAACACCATACTTATGCACTTCATCAACAGCTTTTTTCTTTGATGGGTCACTACCAAATTCACCTACAAGTTTCATTGCTTGTTCGTAGTCTTTTTGTTGACGAGTATAAGTAGAAAAAGCTTTAGCTCTTAAAGCAGAATGTTGTTTAATACGTTTATTAAGTTCTTGTTTACCAAGACCAGCGTAACCTTGACCTACTTCGTTTTTAGCCATTATGGATTTAACTTAGTACCTTGATTAGAAGCATTTCTATCTTCCCAAGATTTTATTAATGGTTTCATTACTAAAGCATTAAATTTCATTTTATCTACTGCTTGTTGCTGTGCAAATATTTCTGCAGCTCTTGCTGCTTTTTTAGGTAAAGGAACTATATCTCCAGCTTTTTTACTGTAATAAACACTTCTTTTTACAACAATATCATTACCACCACCTTCAATTTTTGGTACATTACGCATTACTTACTCACTTTCTTAACAGGTTTAGCTAATTGTTTTTTAGCAAACTCTTTAATAACTACTAAAGCTGCAGACGCACCTGATATTGCAGCAAGTTGTACTGCATCAGCATCTACACCTACTAATGGAGCAACTGTTAATGCACCAATAAATGCTTCAACAAATGTCCAAACTGTTTTTTCTAAAATTGCTTTGTATTCTGCGTTCATTATTTCTCCAAGTCTTTACTAAGTATAGCACCAATACCTACAGCACCAAGTGTTGTAAGTAATTTGCCTTTACCTTTACCTTTGCCACGTATTTTTTGTAGCTTCATCATACGTTGTGCATTACGTAAAGCCCTCTGAGATGTTTGCCCAGCAGCTTTAAACTCATCAACGTATTGTTTAAGTTCAGGACTGTCAGCTTCTTTTAGACCAGAATACTGTTGTTGTTTAGGAGCATCTGGAGTAACTGAACTAACTTTAGTACCTGAAACTTTTTTGGTTTGAAATTGACCTGTAGGTTTTTGTCCTCTACGTTCAGCTATACGAGCTTTTTGACTGTATGGTGGATAATCATCAAGTGCTTCATCTCCAGGTCTAACATCACCTTTACCAATATCCATACGTTTAGGAACTGTAGTTTTTTTAGCTGCTTGTAAACGTTCAGCTTCTTGTATTGATAAAAAACTTGATGGTTTATCTAATTGTATATCACCAGCTTTAGTAACACCTGTCATAGTTTTGTATGGTTTCTGTGTAATAGGGTCTATCTTACCTTCACGTGCAGCCATAACTTCTTTTAAACTACCAGATGTTTGAGATGTATTATTAACTGCAGCTTTATCAATACCTTTAGGTTGATTTAATTCTCTTTCAATACTAACTGATTTCATACTAGATTCAGATTGAGAGTATTCACCTGATTTTAATTTATCTGTTGGTAATTTCTTAGGATATAAACCTGTTTGAATAATTGATTCAGCAGCTTTAATGCCAGGTCCTTTACCTTTAGGAGTAGTAGATAATGGTTTAACATCTTCAGCCATTAACTCTAAATTTTCTGGGTCAACTTTACCTTTAAGTCTTTTAGATATTGTTTCTTTTAAATACTGTGTTTCATATGCTTCACCAAAAGTTTCTTTTTTAGCAGCTGTTACTTTTATTGCTTTATTTAATTCGTTTTGTAAACCTTTAATTTTAGTTTCAGCTTCCATAATGCCAACAGGGTCTGCATTTCTTTGCGCTATATCAAGCTTGTCAATCTCTGCATCTAATGCAGCTTCAATTGCAGATTCGTCTGCTAGTTCTGCACCAAGAGCTTTAGTTTGTTCACGTTCAAATGGTATCTCTTCCATTTTTCCTGGCCTACCATATTGTGTAGGGTCTGATATAGGACCAACTGCATAAGAACTTTTAGCGCCAATACGAGCTGCACCAGCTAATTTAAAGTCAATGTCTTGTCCCATAAAAGCTTCTGAACGTTGTTTAGCTAGTGGGTCTAATTTACCTGGGTCATAATCTTCAGCACCTTCTACATCAGTTATTTCTGAGTAGTCATTAGGTCCAAAATCTTCATCTGAAAGTTTACTACTTTTATTAAAATTAATATTTCTTGGCATTATATCATTCTCTTGCCGTCTAGTTTAGCAGACAATATTTGAATTTCACCACTTATCTCTTGTAATTTTTCCATTACTTGTTTAGGTTGTATCATATCTGGTGGAGCTGCATTAGAAACTTCAGGTGTAGGTAACTTACCATCATAGTCTATATATTCTACTTCTACATTTAAACCT